CGAGGCACCACAAAAGAACGATAAATTCGGTATCAAGATTCGAGGTGCTTTCGCGACCCGCGACGAAGCTGCTCGACACGCGAAGCGTCTGCAAAAGGAGGATCCCACGTTCGATATCTATGTCGTCGACATGTACAAATGGCTTCTCATTCCCCCCGATCCTACGAAGATTGATGACGTTCATTATTCTAACGAGAAACTCGAGGAGATCATGAGTGGATACAAGGAGAACCAAGCTCAGGCAGCTCGTATGTTTAACGAGCGCAAGGAGGCTATGATGAAGGACAGGGTTTCGTACACCACGCCCGGTGACGAAAATTCAAAGTTTTACACGAAGCCTGATGAGCCGCCCATTTCTCACCCCGCAGAGGTGCTCGAGCGACTTAAGAAGGAGAAGCCCGATGCCAACATGGAGGATCTGGTTAAGGAGGCGGATGCCATAGTTGCGGAGGAAATGAAGGAACGCCAAAGGAAGCGCGAGGCTGCGGCGTCTACGGAGGCAAAGATTGAGGTGGCTAAGGATGATGGTGAGCCCGAGGTTTCTTCAGCGTAAATAATATTCATATATACTAAATAATGTTTACCATCATAGTCACTACTATTTTGGTTAGCGCTTTCATAATTTTGTTTTTTGAACCGAACTGGGGTTTACAAAACAAAAAGAAAAACAAAAAGAAAAAAGAAAAACCAGATTCTACGATTGATGGGTTCATAGAGGACACGGACGATGCGTTTATCAATCCGAGATTTCCTACGCAACTCATCAAGCGTGATGCCGAGGGAAATATCAAACCCGTTTTAGGGGACATAGGAACGTTTGTTCCGTACTCAAGTATACCGGAGTATCACTGGTTGCATGGTTTTTCCCATGAAAAAGCCAAGTAAAAAGACTGCAAACGCGATGATCCAAGTCGACTTGTCTACATTTTTAAATAAATCAAAGTTCTCAGCCTTAGGCATGGGTGGTGGCGGAAGAGGAGGTTGGTACGTCATTTCAGAGGGGTGAAAATAATATTGTTCTTCATGTTTATTATCTTCATCGTTCCCTTCCTTTAAAGGAGCGATATTAGGATCGTAGTCAATGGGATTTCCTATATCAGTTTCCATTTTTTAATATAGCTCTGGGTTTTTTTAAGCGTCTTCTTCCTCACTTTCACTCTCATCATCTACGATAAAATCCTTGAGGTTACCGTTCTCATCAGCGTCGTCATCCTCCTCGTAGTCATCGTCATCTTCTGAATTGTACTCATCCTCTGTGTCAATATCGGATCCAAAATCGGAGTCGTGTTCATCATCTGCGTAATCATCTTCGAGTACCTCTTCAGCTGGCTGATAAAGGTCAGGCTTCTTTATCGTTCTTCCCGAGCGTGTAACAGTAACAACTACCATTTGTATATAAAGTTTATTATTGTTTAAGTACTTTTAACACATTTGGGGTTAACTCGTGTGTTCTCGATGTATTTTTCTTACATATGGGACACTTTTGGGTGATTTGTTTCTTTTTTATGACGTACGACATCGTTGATCCTGGGTGTACTCCGTTTATCGTTTCACAAAATTCAGATGTCGTGAGAACCATGAAGTTTGCGCCATCTTTCTTGACGTGAATGACTTTAGTATTCGTCTGACCCTTCATCCATCTGTTGATGAACTTTTCTAACAGTTCCTTCGCGTCGTGTTGATTCGTCTGAGGTTTTTCGACTATTTTTTTGATTTCCGGGCAATGTTTTATCTCTTCTTTGTTTGAGTAAAGCTTCTCCGTGATTGATGGAGGAAGTTCATGTTTTCTACCATAAAAGTCTTTACAAAATCCGTCTCTTCTCCCCTGGAGTGTCTCGCATCTACAAAAACACTTTTGCGCTATGATCCTTCCACTGATGTAAAACCACACGTGATTCGAACCGTGTTCTCTTTTTAGATTTTCACAGTACCTAGATGTTGTAGAAACGAAATACGTATTTTTATTTTTATACATCTTCGTGACGAGAGCATACTTCTGTCCTTCCATGTTCTTCTGAATGAAGTTCTCGACGAGACTCTTGATTTCATCACTCTCGACTTCATCTTTCATCTGCGCCACAGTGAACGATCCTTCCTTGACGACAGTCGATGGAGACTCCACGAATGTATTCTGAGGCTCGTTCGTTCTGACCGCCGCCATCTTAAGGAGTTCCACGTCGGGGTCTGGTGTAATATTCAAGATTGTACTCAGAGGTCCATGTTTGTATACGAAAAGTGGTAAATACGCCAGTTGTTCTACCTTTTTCTTCCAGTTACATTCTTCACAACCCTGTCCGCCACATGTATCATGTTTCACCATCTTAAGCGACCAGGGCATTCTGAATCCACTTCCTTGCGCTCTTCTGGAGACGTTACCGTACACGGAAGAATCTACGATTTCGTTCCAATCGTAAGAACCTTTCGCTCTGGTGAGAGCTACGAGAATGTGTTCGCGAAGAGCTATAGCCGAAACTTGATCCACCACCATACCGTGCCAATTCAAATGAATACCAGTCTTGATTTTTGAACCACTCTTTTTGGGTGGTGCTACGGATATGAGACAGTCTTTACCACCGTGACGTTTCACTTTGTCACAGATGATCTTACAAATTTCTTTCATCTCGTCGATCGGAAGCGACTTTTCACCCTTGTAATCGAGGTCAACGAAAAAATTGTACGTGTCACTCTTTTGTTCCACGATGAATAACTTTTCACCCTTTTTGACAGCTTCTATGTAATTCTCATAGAACAGATTCAATTTATCAAATGGCACGGACAGGACACCACCATCCATAAGCACATGTGATAAATTGGATGCGTTGTTAAACTTTTGCGACACACACCAACTCTTAAACATATATTACTCTTGCTCTTCTTCTCTAAACCATCTCATGCAAGATACATCCCGATATTCCTTTCCCTTCGAAAGCTCCTGTTTAAGTTCCAGGAGTTGACAGACGGTCATCTTTTCGTTTTCGGTAACCCATTCGTCAATCTCTTCTTCACAGAATCCTCTATTCTTTTCGAGTAACTGTCGAATTTCGGTAAGTATGTACGCCTTTGACTTCATTATTTAATAGAAAAGGTTTTTCTATTTAGAGAACTTATACACGCATAAAATTCTGGGTTTCGTAAAATGTTATCCACTATTAATTTCCACCGTTTTCGTGAGTTGAACTCTTCGAGTGTATCGTAACTCATAAAATCATTCTCATCGTACGTCTTCTTTATCGGCTGACGTAACGACTTTTTAATAGCCATCTTCTGTTTCTCTTCGTAAAACTTTTTAATCTGCCCCTGTTGTTCGGATCTCGAGAAGTTAACGAAAAAGATAAAGACATTATATTCTAGATCCACTGTGGGACTTTCTTTAACTATAAACTTAAACTCAGTGTATTGACCGTTTTTGAGAGCGACGACGCCCCTTGTTTCTTCTTCGAGCTCTCGTAGAGCACAACGTATAGGATTCACGATCTCTCTTCTTCTACACCCTCCTGTGACAAAAATCCAATCCTTAAATCTTGTATCTCTCACTGTGAGAAACCGAGGTTTCCCATCAGCGAAGCTAACTGGTATTGCTATCGCTTTGTATTTTTTCATTGCGCATTCGCAAGTTATAATAAGCCGATATGATTATTCAGCGACTTTTTCCTCTTCGGGCTCGGCGTCGGTGATGACGGGGGTTTGGGACAGAATACGCGCAGACTCCTGAGCCTCGAACTTCTTAGACACGTAGTCTGAAAAATCCTTCATGTGCTCGAGCTCCTGTTTGGTTCGGTTCACCTCCCTAAACAGAAAGACGATACCAGCAACACAGATGACTGCGACGACTAGAGTGAGCGTGTCACGATTTACGGGGACCATTATATTGTACTAAGTCTTTATCTTTTTAAGTAAGTACACCCATCTGAGACTTTTGGGGGCACGTAGGGCATTCATACGGACTATGCGCGAACTGAACGGCTTCGTAATGCGTAGGCTGACAACACTTATCTGTGGACGGAGAGGTCTGTCCGACAAACTTTTCGAGTGTCCTGGATTTAGGATCGTACGTCAATACAAAAACGATGGCAATAAGAAATAACAAATTCCACATTTACTATTTAGTTAGAATATAAAAGACCGCCCATACCATTCTCGATACGGAGGACGTTGTAATTTACGCCATAAATATCAGCGGTGACATTTTTCTGATCACACACGATACGCGCGGAATCAAGGCGAGAAAAGTTAAGGGAGCCGGTAGGCTGGAGTTTACCTGAATCCAGGCAGAAGGGGTAGAAGAAGAGAGACTTGTCAACAGCTGGAGCCTTGGCATTCGTGGTGTGGTAGTAAAGGGGTACGGTAGAGTAGTGAGGATCGGCGAACTTGAAATCGGTGACGTCAGTGCCGTTAATCTGGAGCTTGAGTTTGTTATCATTGTGGAGGATATCGAGAGCAGTGCCGGCACCGGAGCTATCCGCCTTAGCCGAGGCCAGGTACTTGATGGGGTGGTTGAAGTTGAGTTCCTGCATCTTAGAGTTGGAATAAATAGCCTTCTGAACCTGAGTGATCAGGAGATTGAGAGGCTGGGAAGCGAATAACTCACGCTCCTGGGTATCGAGGTACGCATAATTAGCGTATACGTCCCACTTACGGCTTTCATCCGCGGCGTTTGGACCCCACGTGATACGCAATTCTACATCGTGATACTGCAGGGCAATAAGTGGGAGAGCAGTCTGCCAATTCTCACAGAAAGCGAAGCGGAGAGGGTAGAACTTGGCGGTCCCGCCACCGTAGAGACCACCAGCGACAGACTTGGAAGAGTTGGTCGCGGAAAGAGTAGGCGCGATGAGAGTAGAGTAGGTAACATCTTGATCATCAACAACCTGGCCACCGATTAATAATTCCACCTTGGAAATTACGTCGGTCCAGTCAGACTCGCTCTTAGCGGCAGTACCAGTATTAGGAGCGAGGTAGACGTAGTTGAGCATGTCACCCTTGCGCTCGAAGCGGACGGTCGACATACCGTTGTTCGAGACGTTGCCTTGGATGACCTGACGCTCGACAGTTTGGGAAAAATTCGTATGACGTTTGTAGGTAGACCTAAAAAAAGATACCTCGGGCTGACCGACGAGGTGTACATCCTGAGCACCTACGGCGACGAGTTGGGCGATACCACCAGACATTTTATAATATAGTGAGACTTTATTTTTAAGTGCTGGAAGTCGTAGATTTCTTGACTTGGATACGAGAGAAGTCCTTCGGACTTCGATCGGGATGGTGATCAACTTACAAACCTTGAATGAGATTTGTAAGAAGGTGGGAACATTCGACTGCGTCGATTGGGACTCAGACCACATTAGGAGGCCAAATTGGAGGTGTGGGCCATGTTACAACTAAATTGCCATTTACGTCATAAGTGGGTGGTGACGTAATTGGTAAATCACGGAGTGTTTGTCTGTACGTTGTCCACGCTTGTTTTATATCAGTTGATGGAAATGGGAAGTCCGATGTCATTAAAAAGTCTGTAGCACTCAGTTTAGCATTTCGTTGTTGACGGAGTTCCCTGAGAGGTTTAGCTGCACGATATTCTCGAAGTTTAGCCTCAAAATCCTCCTTGGAAGGTTTTTCGTAACCTTCTGGAAATATTATTGATTCATATGTATCACTCGAATGCCATTCGGGTGGAACTACATCATAAGATCTTATAACCTCACTAACATCCATAGTAGCTTGTAAAAATGAAGGTTCATCCATTATTTAATATAGTGGCACAATTTAAATTACCCAATTTTAAAGATGTTTATGTTACCCCAGTGTGAATGAAGTTCCATATAAGCATTTGTACCAGAGGCTATATACCACACCTGAAGTTTTTCCCCTTTTTTACAATGATGCGCTTGTTTAAACTGCCATGATTGGTACACACTGTCCCTGTATGGTGTGTGCATATCAAGTTGACTTCCGGAATTTAGTAACGTCAAATCGTTTGTAAATTTTCTAACCTCTACGTAAAAGTAACCTTGATTTGAATGTGGATAAGCCATAAAGCTACCTATTGTCATCCATACACCATCTACGGGACACTCCCAAGTGTTGCTATTCTTCCAAGCGCTCGTATACCCCGCACTCGCTACAAATTGTATTACAAGAGTTGAACCAATCACTTGACTCGCCGATTGAGAATTACGATTTCCCCAGAACCAATATTGGTGATTGTTCATACTTCCACCCACTGTCAAATCACCTGTAAATCCACCGGACCCCCTCACATCCAACTGCGCCTCAGGGACTTTCCCGATCCCGACGGCCGTGTCGCTGATGACCATGGACCGCCCGGTTCGGCCCAAGTTGTAGAGTTTCTTGACCTCCGAAGGTTCGAGGGCGACGGAGTATACTTTTGGATTTGAAACCATTCCATTGTACCACTGCGTACCATTATTTCGACCTATTCTATATTCTGGATTCGAAGGTAAATTTAAAGTTGTGCTAGCCGTTATTGCGGTAGTCGGGGTTTTATATTCACCGTTTATGTATAACTTATAAGAACTTGTTGAGGCTCCACCGTCATATGTTAATACTACGTGGTACCACCTATTATCATAAATTGTTTCGGCCCACACACCGCCAGTAGTAGCACCGTCTGCGTTTAATGTCCACTGAGATGTTGTAAACCATATATTTAAAAACTCACGTGTTGTATTTATGTCCTTACCTACAGTGAATGCAGCTCTCGGAGTTGTATCTGCACCATTTATCCAATAAGACTGTGTATGTGCGTACGCGCCGGAAACACCGATCAGATTTCCGCTTATGTAATTAGAGCTAGAACTTGGAAACCCAGTAAACGCCTTATCAGCTGTGGAATATTGAGCGTTCCCATTAAACGCCCCATGATTCCCCTTCCCCGAGATATCTGTAGGTGAGGAGTTGACGGTGGTATCGAAATCCAGCACCAACTTCTCGGGTCTAGGGGTTTCCGTATCCACGTCATACCGCGAAACTCGGGGCACATCGAGGGATCTCCCTAAAGTCAGCGAACCCTTATCGAGGGTCGTGGGACCGGGGGTGCCGAAGAGACGCCATTCACCTACGGCGACATGATCATTGGTGTTCGTATTTCCATTTTTGAGGGCGACAAAACCATATTGACTGTAGGTTTTGGTGGCATTAACGCTAAATATATTACCAGCATAATCGGATTCTACACCCGCTGTAGCCGTGTGGTTAAATATAGTATCCCAATTAATCCCATCATTTGAAGCTATGATAGCAAACACCGAAGGAAGTTGACGAACCAAATTCAGGCGTTCATCCACAATAAAAGATTTAAGAAGAATAGAGTACGGTAATTCCAAAATAAGATGACCTCCTTTGTATCCAGCGAATGTCGGGGCACTCGCGGTAGGTGAACCATTCCCTGATCCAGTGCCCGTTTCCCAATCACCCTGACCAGATATCCAAGAATCATAGGTGTGACTGTTTGATTTAGTAAACGCACCACCCGCTGTGTAATCAGGATTGTAATATGACGTAGACCAAGCTTTAAAATGTCCATGACCTTCTATATAAAGTTCATTAGGACCATTCGTCCCCGCAGACGTCTCAAATGCTCTAGGAGGATACTCTTGGATCCGCTCATCTCCCGCGAGTTCCAATTGCCCCGAGGGTTCGGTGACCCCCACGCCCAAGTGTCCCTTGTACAGGGTCACTTGGGACTTGGACCCCAAGAAATAGTCTTTTTGGTAATCGTAGAGTTCCTTGACCTGGTCGGCGTTGAGGGCCTTGGAGTAGAGACGGAAGTTCGCGATGGAACCGTTGAACGCCTCACCACTATTCGTGTTCGTACCAAGTGTCAATTGGTTTCCAGTGAGAGTCGTTGTTGAACCTCCACCATGACCGGATAATTCCGGTTCTTTTCCATTTATGTACAGTTTGAAATTTGTAGAGTTAAAGGCGGCTTCACCATTTGCAACAAGTGTGACGTGGTACCATTGGTTCAGTAAAATAGGTTCAGCTGATAAAGTACCATCATTGTAATTACTGAAATTGAATTGACTACCAGGATTTATCGTAAGTCCAATCATTTGTCCAATTGTCGAAGTACCTATTGTAGCTACGTAATTCCAACCTGTACCCACTACAGCTGTTCTTTTCATCCAGAAAGACATCGTGAGCACCGGGGATGTATCAGTTCCGAAATTATGTGTCCCCACAATTTTACCATTCGATGTTCCATCAAACGTGAACGCCTTATATGTCGAATCGAAACCTATGCCACTTCCAATTGTAGTTGTATTGTTTCCATTACCAGTTTTATCTGTAATGGAAGTTGGGACGTTGGGTCCATAGTCTTGCCCATCATAGTATACGTCCAACTGGGTCCCCGTGGTCGCCGGCACGTTGTACACGGACTTTAGGGTGGTGTCTAGGGAGCCACTGCCTTCTTCGTAGCCGTAAAGTGACAATCTTTCTATATGTGCGTATGTATATACGCTCACCGACGTGACATGAAGTAAATACCTATCATAACGGGTTGTATGTGTAAAATTTACATGTGCGGGAGCTGTATCTGTATAGTTTCCTAAATTGTCAAGACTTCCAATGTTAGTCCAATTACTACCATCATTACTAGCATACACGGAACCACCTGCAACTGTCTGACCTGGACGACCCGATCCTATATAAAACTCTAAGTATTCGAGTTTAATTTTAGTAGGTAACTGTATACTTATCCATGGTCCATTAGTATCGTTAAATACATCATCCCCACCATCAAATGCAGTACCCGAAGATAACCAGTGTTGATTTCCTGCAAATGATTTCCACGCATAGGCGGTGGACCCTTCATAAAAGGAACTTTGATTAACTATATATCCTTTGTAACCTCCCGCACTTAATTGGGCATCAGCAGTCAAAGCCACCTCCGGGTACTTCCGCAGGGGTCGATCGTGGGGTCCCGTGTATTCGGTGACCACGTTGGAGTCCACACTTACCTGGGAAACGTTGGAGACCCTATTGAAGTGCATGTTCCCGCGGATATCGAGGGCTTCCTTGGGGGAGTTCACACCCACACCGAGGCTCCCGATGAAGGAGACGTTACTGGTTTTATCGGAGATGAACCGACCATTGACGATTCTGAGGTTTTTGAAACCCGAATTTCCGCCGTGATCACTTTCGAAGAACGCGTTCACAAAGGCTCCACCCGTCGTACTCACGACGCGGGAGGCAACACCGAGTCCGTTGTTAAACCCATCAGATTCCTTATAGTAGAGGACCCGCGCACCGTCTATAGAGACAGCGATAACACCCCGTTCAAAGAAGATGTTTACCTTTCGGTAGGTACCAACGATTGTTGGAATCGTGGCGACACCATATCCAGCATCACCAGAGGATAGGGTAGAATCAACAGTGTCACCCGTTATTGGAAGATTGTTTCCATTATCATACTTGAGGGTCAAACTCGTATCGGTGAAGTTTAGAGTGTACCCCTGAGCGTTTGACGTAGACCCTTCGTTATAAAAGTTAAACTCGACGTACTTACCAGTTTGACCCTTGACTTCAAATTCACCGACCCAAGTTGTAGGAAGTTTGATACCCCATGTTTGATTCGTCGTGTACTCGGTAGTTTCTGTGATGAGTAAATCATTCTTCACGATATTCAGGAGACCCTGGTTCAGACCTGAGGTCTCAGTGACCTCGAGCTTCCCCACACGAAGCGTGGCGTTTCCAATGTCCAGAATGCCTGCTGGTGGTTCGAATGACATTTAATATAAGGGGGGAAAAGAATTCATTTTAGAACGACGAAGTCGTTACTTAATGAGACTGGGAGGGAAGGGAATAAGTGCTTCGCACTTGGAACAGGAACTTCTTAGAAACCTTGATAGATTTGTAGGAAGAAGGGGTCAGTCGCAAAGCGA